ATTTCAAAGATAATATCTATGACGGCAAAGATTTAGAATTTGCCAATACCTTAAAAGATTAACGGTATGAAAAAACCCATAAAACAAATCATCATTGTGGGTGGAGGCAGTTCTGGATGGATGTCTGCAGCAATTCTATCTAAACGATTTCCGAACATTGATATAGCTCTTATTGAATCTCCCGATTCTCCGATCATTGGAGTAGGAGAATCTACATTGGGCAGTATCAACGCATTTTTGCACATGTTAGGATTGAAAGACGAAGAGTGGATGGAATACTGTAATGCTACTTACAAGATGGCAATTAAATTCCGTGATTTTTACGCCAAAGGGGAAACATTCTATTATCCATTTGGCGACAAGGATGTAAGCCATACACAGAGAGGGATCGATGATTGGTATTTTAAGAAAACTCTGAATCCTGATACCAGTTGGGGAGACTTTTCGGATAGTTTTTATCCACACATGCCTTTGATTCATGATAACAAAATATTTGCCAATCAAGGAAAAGAAATTCCCAGTTACAACTTTCAGAATGATGTGGCCTATCACATGGATGCTACACTGTTCGGGGAGTTTCTCAAAGAAAAGCTCTGTATCCCTAACGGCGTAGTTCACATTAATCAACATGTTGATCAATTTATGCTAGATCATCACGGAGATTTAGATTATCTAGTGTTAAGGAACGGTGATAAATTATCTGCAGATCTCTACATTGACTGCACAGGATTCCGTAGCGAAATATTAGAAGAAATAATGAAAGTGCCGTTTCAAAGCTTTGAATCAATATTGCCTAATAACAGAGCATGGACCACACATGTGCCTTACACAGACAAGCACACTGAAATGGAAAACGTCACTAACTGCACAGCCATAAACAACGGTTGGGTATGGAATATTCCGTTGTATAATCGCATTGGCAGCGGTTATGTTTATTGCAGTAAGTTTATATCCGATGCAGCTGCCTTAGAAGAATATAAAAATTATCTCGACAGTGATCTTATGGCTGTGCCGGATCCCAATAGGTCCAAGGATCTTGATTTTCGATTGATTAAAATCAAAAACGGTGTACACGATGTTGCGTGGAAAAACAATGTAGTAGCCATCGGGCTGAGTTACGGATTCATTGAGCCTTTAGAAAGCACAGGACTGCTCAGTGTACAAGAAATATTAGTGCTGCTGTGTGAAACTTTAGAAAACCAACAGGTTAATAAAATTCACATAGACACTTTCAACTATGTGCTGAACACGATGATGCACGGATTTAAAATGTTTGTGGGTTATCATTACACATTTTCATCACGCAGAGACACAGAGTATTGGAGATATGTCACAGAAAACATCACTATGGACAACCGCATGCACGATGACTATCTCAGAGGTCTTCAAACCATAGCTATTGAATACGGAGTGAAATTACTGCGAGGTCACACTTTCAGAGAAGACATGGGAGGCATGCCCGATATCCTAGTAGGCATGCATCAAAAACCTATGAACACATTTGCCTATGATTGGTATCTTTACGGTAAGATGGCCCGAGGCTCCAAGGAAGTGAGTATGTTCTTAGATTCTACACAACAGTATTGGACCATTAGAAATTCTCATGTCCAACGAGTATCAGATTCTGCACTCGGGCACTACGAATATCTCAAGGCCAATATCTATCAAAATCGCAGTTAGGATTCTTTTGGATAAAACGAGCTAGGTGCTGGGTGGGTCAGAGCGTAGTCGGGATTCTTTACTAACTCTATGGTATATTCAGAGTTCTCTGTGAACATTTCCTGTTGTGATTTGATCACCATCTCTCCCAACACAGTTTCATAATCTGCTGGGATCGGCTTGGTCCATGCAGGATCCTCGTGTCTTCGTTTGATTTCGAATTCTGCTAACTCTTTGATAGCGTTACGTGCTCGTTGTGTTACAACATTATCCATGTGAACGCCCGGATCGCCAAACACATGATCTAAGATCCTATATTCTAATTCAGTGACTTCTACGGTAAATGTAGCCATGATCAATTACCTCCTTGTTGAGACAACGGTGTAAGGTCGGCCTGTGCGCAGATCTGATTGCGATCCGACGGCATAGTAAGGCAGTTGGGATCAGCCAGCATTCTGGCCTTTTCTCTTTCTACAATGCGATCCTTTGCCAGTTCAATTTGATGCTTGGTAGCATTTTCAATCCAATCTTGCACGTCAGCACAGGTGTTTGCCATAACTTTGGCTTCTAGTTCTGTGAGTTCAAATTCAATAATTGCCATTTTTATTTCCTCTTATCTATTTATGTTACCAAATATCCGTTGAATACAGAGTGAGCTCCATGGAATCGCATGCCGTTACCAGCCCAATATACATATACCCGCATGTTCTCAGAGGCATCGAGGTAGGTACTCAAATCCATGAGTATACCGTGTGGGTATGTGGCTGAAGTACCGTGAGCAAACATACCATGTGGTGTTTGTCCTCGAGCAAAAGCTACACCGCCATTGCGTCCAAAGCTCAAGTGAATGTAGTTTTCTGTTCCGCCGCTGTCGTTGTGACCGTAGGTCTGAAACATGAAGTGATAAAATCCCGATACCGGCGCTGTGAAAACTCCGTCGCTGCTGAAATTACTGCCGCCACGCTGTGTAGTTGTCCACCCAAACGCACTGTTTAAGTGTCTCCAGCTGGTGCCCCCATAACTGTTATTGTATGTCCACCCTGCTGTTCCGTCTGATCTAAATGCCGGAGCTCCCGATGTGTCGCTGGTACCTCGTTGCATGATACCTGCACTGTTCACACTCATTTGTTGTACACCAGCCGAGCTGAAAAACACATTGTTGGACCCGTCAAAACTGATACCAGTGTTGGTATTTCCGGACTGTGTGATCGAAGGACTGGCTATACTGCCGTTGGGCACACGTAGAACTCCAGTCATTGTACCGCCAGCAGCTGCCAACGGAGTATATCCTAAATTGGCTGCTACTGCTCCGGACGCTAATTTAGTAGCTGCAATGGCTGCACCTGCGGCGATGTCTGCATTTAAAATTGATCTATATGTCACAGACTTAGCCGATAGATCCACTGCGGCTGCTAACTGTGTAGCACCAACTGCACCGTCTTGTATTTTTGCCGAAGTCACTGCCAGTGGCGCAAATTTTCCTGCAGTTACACTGAGTGCATCAAGGTCTGCAGAAGCTATCGAGTTATCGACTATAGAATCTGTAGCTATGCGTTTAAAACTGTCGTATGTGGCCATCGTATTATCCTATCAAATAACCGCAGAACAAGCTGTGGTCACCGTGTATTCTTGCTACCGGAGCCATGTAAGGACACACACTGGCGTAGTCGCCGGTATTGAGATATAGTGTTTGACTTACCATGATACCCGGTACATAATGACTAGGGACTCCATGACCGTATATGGTATGGGGTGCTCTGCCAGTTACTCCTGCATAGATGCTGCTGTTTCTACCTATGTTCCAATGGGTATATCCGTCAGTTGAGTTGCTGTCGTTGTACTGATAGCTTTGTGCATAAAAATAATAGTATCCTGCTACAGGAGCTGTGAATCTTCCAGTGCTGGTAAAATTACTGCCGCCTTGTTGATTCGTAATCTGCCATGACCATCCATTGATTAATTCTCGCCATTGACTGCCGGGACTAGATGTGCTGGGAAAACTGTTGTGATAGTACCATCCACCATTGCCTGATGCATAAAACGCTGGCTGATTTGGTATACTAGGCCTACCTGTGCTGTCAAAGGTCATACGGTTTGAACCGTTGGTGGCTATTGATACATTATTAGTAGCAGGGAAATGTATGCCTGTAGTGGCATTACTGGTGCCTGTTATGCTTGGTGCACCGGCTGACCCTGCTGGCACTGTTAATTGACCCGACGTTGTGCCGCCAGCTTTATTAAGCGGAGTGAATCCTATATTCGTGACAGCTGCGCCAGAAGCAAGTTTTGTTCCTACAACAGCAGCAGAAGCGTTAACGTCTGCGTTCAGTATGGCTCGGTAGGTTACTGTTTTAGCTGATAAATCCAAATTTGCTGCTAACTGAGTGGTTCCTACCGCAAGATTATCAATGTCTCCAGTGGCCACAGCATTTGCATCTATTTTTGCCGCTGTGACTGCTAGGTTCGCAAACTTTGCGCCAGTGACTGCAGAATTAATTATGGCATTTGAGTTGATTTTTTTAAATGAAGAATATGCGGCCATAAGTTATCCTATAAGGTGTCCATTGAAGAATTGATGGCTGCTGTGAAGCCTCGAACTGTAGTTGTGCCACACCACTCCTAGGTTACAGTATTCCGATGCACTGAGATACATGATAGCAGCATAGCTGGCACCGTCATCGTATGAGCTGCGTGTGCTGTGCATGTTAATTGTGTACGGCGATCTTCCACCTGCATTCCAACCCTGCCCGCCATTTTTACAAAAGAACACATGAACATAATGGGGAGCAGAGTTAGCATCATTCAACATGTAATACATGGTATTGAAATGATAATATCCAGACACAGGTGCAGTGTATCTACCAACGCCTGGACTGTAATTTGAACCGCCGGTTTCGTAGGTCAGCGCCCACCCCCAGACATTTCCTAATTCTCTTAGCCCCGTACCAAATGAGTTAGCATAATGCCAACCTGTTGTGCCCACTGAGTTAAAACTTGGACGTCTTGGAAGGGTGGATCCGCCGTTATATACATTAAGAGCCTGAGCACCGCCTACGGTAAATCCCACTTGATTTGTTGTGGGGAAATAAACACCTGTATTTGAACTGGCGCTTTGTCTTATGCTGGGGCTGCTTACACTGCCGGCTGGCAATGTCAACGTTCCAGTCATAGTATCCCCGCCAGAGTTCACCGGAGTAAATCCTATATTTGCAACTGCCGCGCCAGATGCTAATTTGGAACCTGCTAGAGCTGCTGAGGCCGAAAAATCTCCGTCGACCAACGGACGATAAGTTACTGTTTTTCCACTGACGTCAATTGTTGATGCGATCTTTGCAGACGTTACCGAACCTGACATCTTCGCAGAAGTCACTGCTTGTGCGTCTATAGCAGCAGTGGGCACTGTGGCAGCAGCAATATCATTAGAGACAATAGCTCCGTCTACAATAGCTGCTGAGTCAATCTTCTTAAAACTTGAATACGTTGCCATCAGTTATCCTTAGACTGTGAGAATTCTCCAACCATAGGTTGCATTATAATATACCAAATTGAAAGCAGCACCTTCGGTGTTAACAGTTAAGTTATCTGCAGCTCCCATGATTAATTGTCCATTTCTTGCCACGGTAAGAGCGTTGGTGTCAAATGTGTTGGCAATATCATATATTTCTATATAATCACCAGTTGAAGGGCCAGGTGGCAAAGTCAGCGTGATTGCACCGCCGGTGGTATTACACCAGTATATGCCCCCTGCTACTGCATCGGTGTTGGCAGTGACATCTACATTAACCGTTTCAAATGCTACAGTTGAACCCGATGCGCCTAGTGTGATTTTTCTTCCCATGATGTGTCCTTATATCAAGCTGTTGATGTTTCTATTCCGTAGACCACAGCATTCACATTTGTTGCACTTGAGCGGACCACTAATCTTTTATCTGCATCCATTACAATACCTGTGCGTTCCAACACACCCTTAGCTGATAAAGAAGTATCAAATTCAATGTACTCCGAAGGGTCAGGTGTTGCTGCTGTTGCTGCGGTGCAGATTGCTACTTGAACAGTGGCGGCTGATGCGCCCCTATTACAAATACTTAATGTTACCACTGCAAATGTATCATCTGGTACATCGTACACCGTAGTATTGGCTGCTGCTGATAGATTCGCTGCTCCTAGTCTTCCTGTTGCCATAATTTATTCTCCATGTATATATTTAGTTCAAAAAGTAATTGAACGCTAACGGAAGCCCGGTGACTCCGCCTCTGAACTCAAAAGTAGCATTCATCTTAATTGGCCCACCGGTTACTGTGGTTATTACGTTAGAGCTGATAAACACATTACCCGCTGTAACTGAGTTAACGTTTAAGCTGGCTCCTCCACCACCGATCTGTGATGCAATAAATGCTTTAATAGCTCGCTGTGTTGGTACAACGTTGTCCGAATCTGCTGTAAAGAACGGATCGGTTGAGAATTCAGTAATTGTTGCAGAACCGCCACCCAGTGTAACGTTACCTAAGTTAAGTTCTTGCAATCCAGAAATATTAAACGCATCAGCATTCAATGTTGCGATACCAGTACTTTGTTCAATAGCAAACAAATCACCAACTCGGAAGTTACCGTCTTGGTCAGTTGATGTAAAGAATACTCGTCCACCACCCGATTCCACTGCTTCGTTAGCAGGAATCGGCATCTGTAAAGGAGCATTAGGATAGTTGGTATCGATAAAGCTGCCTGTGCCTATATCCAAGAAATCATGACCGGTTAATCTAACTTGACTATATCGCAGTCTCATATTGATATCCGTGCCGTCGGGTGGGGCTTCTGATATGGTTAGTGCTGGACTGATTTGCAGGAATGTGGTGTATGACCCATCATTCTCTCCAAGGAAAGTCACAGTGTTCACTAATTTAAATACTCTATCAGGCAAGTGACTGAACACCACGTTAGATCCCGGTACAGGTTGTAGGCTGAGTCTACGAGTAGCTACAAACGAACCTGGCTGGAATATATCTGAATATCCGTCACCTGTATCTACTTCACCACTACCAGTAACATATTGAGTGCCTCGGTTGACAAAACTAGGATTAGCTAACACACCGCTGTTTTTTCTCACGGTTACTGGAGCTTCAAATGTGTTGTTAGGATCAGTAAATGTTATAGTTGGTACTGTGTCGTATCCTGACCCTGGCTCTACAATGTTGACCTGGAACAATTTGTCTTGTGATACCTTAGCACGACCTGTGGTTGTGGCGCCTGTTCTGATATATGTAGCCACTGTGCCGGTGCCGCCGCCAACACCTACAAACAATCCATATCTATTTCTGTTACCAAACGTCACTGCTGAGAATCCAGATGCTGCTGTGCTGGTTGTTCTTGCAGTCCATGTAACACCGTCTGGTGATGTTGCTGCTGCTGTGGTTGTGCTCACAGCAAGGAATACACCCTGACCGTATGTTACTTTAGTCCACTGCGCGGTTGCTGGCAGTGTGCTGGCTGTCCACGTAATTCCATCTAAACTATAAGCTGCGATTGTGCCGCTGGTATTTGACACAGCAACAAATCTGTTATTACCATAGGCAATGCTGTTCCAGTTTGACGAACTCGGCAATGCGCCTGCAGTCCATGTTCCTGTAACAGTAGTCGATGTTGCATGGTTAGTTACACTGGTACCACTCTTAATCGCAACAAATCTGTTTTTACCGTAGGCGATTGCTGTGAAACCAGTAGTGGTCAATATACCTGTTTGATCCCAAAGTTCACCGTCATTACTGATTCTCACTGTAGTAGAATCACTGCTAACCGCTACAAATTTTTGCCCGCCAAATGCCACGTCGACCCATGTAGCAGAAGTCTGCATGCTGGCAGCAGTCCATGTTATACCGTCTGAACTGTATGCTCCGGTGGTATTTGCACTTGTGCCTGCAACAGCTACAAATTTGCTGACTTTGCCTACTGTAGATCCGTCGTCAAACAAGCCTGCAGTTATTGCCGACCAGTTCGCTCCGCTTGGCATCAAGCTGGCTCTAGTGGTCCACGAAACTCCATCTTCCGAAGTTGCACCAACTGTGCTGCCACTTCTTAGGGCCACATATCTGCCGCCAATGCCGTAACCGCTGTGATCAAAGTCTATAATAGCGCCAGTAGTAGAATTTACAGCTGTGATGGTAATCACTAAATCGTTGGCGGTAGTAAGGCCGCCAAGGCTGGTACCTAAAATAGTGATTGTTTGTAGTCTAGTATAACCTGTACCAGCAGTTTGTAAGGATGGAGTGTATTTCCATCCGTTTCTCAACACTGTAAATGTAGCTCCTACTCCTGAGCCTGCATAGGTACCTGTAACCGATGTATAAACCGCTGCTGTTTCTCCGTATTTTACCGCGGTCCATGTACCTGAAGTTGGCAGTGTAGCTGCTGTGGATGTGTAACCAGGTGCTGAGAACGTTACTCTAGGTTCAATAATATATGTGCTAGAAGCGTCTGGTGCCAGAATAGCTGTTCCAGCAACCATATGATCAAATCCTGCTGTACCGTCAGATTCTTTAACTACTCCTGCGGTTTTAGTTCCTGAGTTGTATGTGGTGATAATACCAAATTGACCCACACCCGTACCGCCAGTTAATACTATCTTCATCCCAATGTATGCTGTGCTAGATTCTCCGTCTGTGGCTGCGATAGTGATCGAAGTTGATGTTCCGCTTTGTGCAGTGTTTGAATTTGTAATGTATCCAAATCCTCCAAAGTTGCCTTCTGCTTCTGCGGCATTAGTGCTGTCCTCTATCAAATCTAACATGCGGACTTGATATACAGCATCATCACGGAATTCATCTGGTTGAACTGATGCGCCAGTCCCGCCACCTGTGAGTGCATACGTGACTTCTGTGTAATCAATACCCGCGTTAATGAATTCAATTTGCAGTAAGGCAGACCCGTCTGTGATCACACGATCAATTTGTGCATCAAATTGCAGTCTGTTATCTACTATGCCTGTGGTCGGTGATTCGGTAGAGTCAAAGCCTTCTGCTACAGAACCAAAATCTCCATAAGAGTTATTACCGTTGGTAGCCCTAATTCGTCCGCCATTTTCTGCCAAATATGCAATGTGCGCATAGTATGAGAACACAGAAACAAGTTCTGCACGACCGTTGTTGGTAATCCATGCTCCGATACCATCTGATATTACCTGTGTAAAGTCATTGGAAACGATAGAATCATTGCCACCATTGTGTAATGAGCCGTCAATCTTTTGACCGATAGCTGCTGTGCCTATAGTAGTAACACCTTGCACGTATGGTGAACGTGTGATAATCCAAACACGATAATCTTCTGGGCCCCAACCTGGATCAAGTGAGCAATAGGCTCCCGCCGATACCCTTGATGTGCCAAATTCATTTTCAGCTAACAGATCGCCTGTGAGTCCTTGCAGAGTTTGGTCTCTTATGCCTGTGGCGTCTCTGAGATAGTACATGTCTTCTTCCAAGCTGCCTATAACAGAATTGGCATAATATCTAGCAGCATATCTTGATTTGTAGTTGCCTGGATATTTCAAATCGTATTTCAGCGCATCGATGTATGTGTTGACATCTCTGAGGCAGGCGTCACTGCTGTAGTATAGACTCACTGTCATAGATCCGCTGGCGTCGGTAAGAATATCAATAGCTGTGTTAGAATCTCTAGTAGCAGCAATCTTAAAAGTTGTGCTGCTTACTACGTTCTGCACATAGTATGTGGTATTAGTAGATACTCCGCCAAATGCAGTGCCTGTAAATCGTATGGCTGCATTTCTTGTCATCCATGCGGTTGATGTGCAAGTGAATACGTCAGTAGCAGCTGTGGCAGCTGAGACTGTGGTAGTGTAAGTCGAGTCAATATACGCATCAATTTCTGCTACAATGTATGATCTATTTCTCTCTAGTTGCAACACAGCATAGTCAACCATTCTGTTGCCTGTGGCGCAACGGTCGCCTTCGTTTGTTGCTCCGTATACTATGTCATCTAATGTGGTCATTAGTGTTTCAATACGAGCCTGTGCGGTTGCATTACCACCCACATTGGCTTTGGCTAAAGTTTTTACATAAGCAAAGGCAGCTCGGGTAGCAGCTTTTTGGTTTAATGTGAATACATCAGCAGCTGTGGCTCTCAGATAAGAGTATGCTGCTTCTCTGGTTTTGAAGTTGCTGTTGAACATAAAGTCAAACATCACAGCTTCGAGAATCAATCTCACATCTCTCTCACACTTGGCGCTGTTGTAGACCAATGCAGGGAAGTTGGTAGTAATATAAGTAGTAGCTGCTGTGACTATGGTTTCTTGTGCAGCATCTAGAGTCACGGCTGCGGCAATCAATGCTGTAGTAGAAGTTACTGCATTAGTAGCAGTTGGATAGTCTATAACTTCTACAGGTATACTGATACCAGATCCGTTAGTGAATGATGACAGTACTGAACCGCCGTATGTAGCTGCAAGCTGGAATGTATTTGTTGTTACTGTGCCTACTACCCAATACTTGACACCGTTGGTTAATCCATTGCCAGTTTCTCTTGGAACGATTGCGTCGCCTACGCTTAATCCGTGACTGTTACTGGTCAAGGTATCCAATGTGGCTATAGTAGTAATTGTGATCTGTGGTGTTGTTGCTTCAGTAGAATCACCTTGTATGATATTTGTGATGATGTCTACCAATGCACTTACCGTGGCATTAGCAGCAGATCCGCCTGGTAAATTTGTGTTGTCAGTCCACTGTGTAGCGTTATTGCCTGTGGACTTGATTACTGTTCCGTTGGAAATAATCTGCTGTACCACAGTCTTTAATCTACCGTAAGCTGCTACAGTGGCAGCAATTTCTGTGCTGTCGATCTGTAATGCTGTGCTGTTGTCACCGTCGAAATACGCTGTACCAGCTACTAGGGTAGCCCAAGATCCGCCATAAGTCAAATCATAGCCCATAGCATCTACGATAAATGCCACATCACGTTTGCATTTAGTTCTACTGTACTTTACTGCAGGATAATTCACTGTCAAGTACGCAGTGATTTCTTCTTTGATAAATTCTTTGTTTTCACGCAGTAAAGTTCTTGCATCTCCAAACCCCGACAGAAACGAACTGTTATATCCTGTAGGATCTGCGGAACTCACCATGAACGTAGAACTGATCTTAAAATCAATCTGATGCTGCATGACTCTGACTAACTGTGCTGCATCTGCTGCTTCATCTGTGCTGGCATATGGAAATGCTGCACTTTGCACTGCGGTGTTACCTGAACTTTCTGTAACGTTAGTGCCTCGTACAATTTGATCAACCACTGTCTGCAGTCTAGTTAGTGCACCTACGCTGTATCCTGCATCGGATCTATTAGTTAAACTTCCTGCAGGACCTGCATTAGTTGAACGCAGTTCGTCACCTTGGATACAAGTCTGTTCTGGTACAATGATCGGCAGTGTCTCACGATATTGGCCTGTAGCGACGTTGATGAGATTGCTAGGACTGCGTCTTGCTGGTACAGAAGCAATCGCTGCTGCTATCTGAGCTGTAGTAGTTGCTGCCGCTCTAGCTGTGATAGCATTTGTGATAACTGTAACCAATCCTTCAACGGTAGCATACGCTCCTGCTTCAGCTGTTAACTCACTGTTGAAATACTGGGCTACTGTAGCTGTGGAATTATCGCCGTTAAGTGTTTGATAGTTCACTGCTGGGGCTGTCTGTGCTAACACATCTTCAATCACTGACAACATGTAGTTGTAGGCAGCTACTGATTCTTCTGATTCAATAGCTAATCCAGGATATGCTTCTGTTTCACCTTCGCTGAGTCCGCCGATTAATGAATTTGCCACTCCGCGTGTTTTAATGTTGCCGCCATGACAGAGATCATAGATCACTGCATCTACTGTGAAGCCTACATCCCGTTCGCATTTAAAGTCATCGTAGACAAACGCAGATGTAAATGGTGCAACGTTGTTGGTAATTTGATTCTGTATAAATTCTGTGACTTCTCGTTGAATAAACACCCGATTCAATTCTAATAGATATCGAGCTTCGGGATTTCGAGGACCACGTTCTACCTGCTCACATGCATAGCGAATAGTTTTCCAAGGTTTGTCCCAAGTTCTGCCGTGTATAGGAGATGGTAGATCAACACCTGTGGTCGCTACAAAATATGTGTGATCAGTTTCACCTAAAGTAACCCATTGTGGATCAACTCCATCGGAAGTTAACACCTGTCCTTCGCGACCTACGGGCAGTCTTGCAGGTCCGGATCCGCTGTAATAGACCAAATCTCCACGAACTGATAGGATGTCAGTCTCTGAACCAATGCTTAACAAGCTCCAATAGGTACCAGTAGTATCCTGATCGGGTCTACTGTTTGCTTGTCCGCCACCTGCAGCTCCTACTGTAGAACCATCGTCACCTTCTGATCTATGCGCTAACAAACAGATATAAGCATTTGCACCAAATCTTACTGCATCACCTAGCAGATAATCTCTGTCGTCTGACCATAATCCCTGCCAACTGATACCGGCATTAAGTCTCGACCAGTATGCGGTGTTTGGTGGTTCTGCGGATACTGTAGCAGTCATTGTGCCTGCGGCATCTGCAGTGATATTAAATGTTGAGCCACCCGGTGTGGTGCTGACTGTGATATTGCCTGCGGCTACAGTTTTTACATAATATCTAGCTGTGGTAAACACATTGCCAAATGTTGTGCCTGTGAATCGCACGGTCATGCCCACCACTATACCTGTAGTTGATGCTATAGTAAATGTGTCAGTGGCTGCTGTAACTGCTGTGACAGTGTATGTGTTTGCTGGAGAATCTTGTGCTGCCAAATAGGTATAGCCACCTACACTAACTACTTCGCCTATCTTGTATGATGTAGTATTTGTCCATGCAGATTGAAATTTAAATCCTTCTGTATATAAATCCCATCTGGACGGCTGTGTTGTAGGTGTTTCTGTAGCAGCCGCAGCAGTATGCACAGTTTTTGCAATGTATTGATTGCCGCCATATACAACAATGTCTCCGGGTTGATACAGAGTTGAATTATTCCAGGTGCTTTCAAATTCAGTGCCTTCATTGAACTGGGTCCAACGACCTGCGGTACTGTCTGTTAAGAATGCTGCATCTGCGGTATGTTGAATGGCACAGATCCAAAGACCTGCACCATATTTCACAACATCATTTAGTTTGTATCTAACAGCTGTAGACCATGTGCCCTTGTATTCTACACCGGGATTAAATGTATCCCATTTAGCTTGATCTGCTTCTAATCCGGATGCTGTGGTAGCAGCTGACGTGTGGTAGAGGTTACACACATATGTGTAACCACCGTACTTGACTAGGTCATTTACCTTGTAACGGGTAGAAGTTGTCCACGCATCTTTCCAATCAAATCCTTCTGCATACACAGTCCATTTAGCTTGATCTGCTTCTAGTCCCGATGCTGTAGTAGCTGCAGATGTATGACTGTCGTTGCATATGTAGAGAAGACCCCCATATTTGACCACATCGTTTAGTTTATACGATGTTGAAACATTCCAATCGCCGGTCCAACTTTGACCGTCGCTCATCTGATTCCATTTAGTTGGATTGTATTCTAAATCTGTATTGAAATCCGAGGCAGAAGTGTGCCCTACCGCACAGATATATGTGCGTCCACCATGCCTTACTACATCATCTATGTAATAAGTGGTGGCTGGAGACCATGTGTTTTTCCAAACAAATCTGATTCTACCTAATTTAAATTCTGCCATTTTCTACTCCGTATTCTATATTTAGTTTGTTACGTAAATCATTATTTAAACGACCTGTAAAACATGTTTTGTGCTAACATCATTCCACTTATACCTGAATTTGCTGCATCAAATTCTGCTCTTACTGGTACTACGATTTTAATATTAGCAGTACTATTAAATCTGTCTGGTCCTACTAAAATAGTACCAGCAATAAAGCTACCTACTGCAATTTCTGATCCACCGACACTTAATCTTCCAGCAAGGTATGATCTAATTGCTCTTTGAGTAGGAACAATATTATTGGAATCTGCTGTGAACAACGGATCTGTTGAGAATTCTCTTACCACTGCTCCTGTGCCGCCTACTCTAATACCGCCCAATCTCAGTTCTGATAGTCCACCTAGGTCAAAGAAGTCCGAGCTAATTGTAACAATACCTGTGGCCTGTTCTACTGCAAACAGCTCACCAGTTCTAAAGTTACCGCTTTGGTCAGTCGAAGTATAAAATACTCTGCCACGATCTAATTCTACTACTTCATTCTCTGGAGCAGGAGTGTAAAACCCAGAATACAACTCTGGATAATTAGTTTCTTCAAAATTACCTGTGCCCACGTCTAAGAAATCGTGTCCGGTGATTCTACATTGACTGAATCTAGTTCTAATTGTGATTGCTCTAAGATGAGTTAGATTATCACGAACTTTGATTTCCGGGGACACACGAATTAACGCGGCCAATCCTCTGTCGGTTAGACCTATTTCAGTGATAGCTACCAAAGTATACGAGCCCGTCAATCCTTCTATTTCTAAATTTGCACCAGGTCCTGGATATTCAAGCAAATCGTTTATGACGATAAATTTACCAGAAGGTATTACATCTGAAAAACCATTGCCTGAAATTGTTACTGTGGTACTTTGAGTACGATATCCTAGACCTCGATTGATCCAGCTGGTGCTACCTATCACTCCGTCTGCTGTGCGAGTTTCGATACGAGCGTCAGTTCCGTTATTAGGATCAACGAATGTACAGGTGGGCCCTTCTGTGTAACCCGATCCTGGATCCCACAATTTCACTGATCGAATAATACCAGAACTCACAGTGACTCGACCCATTGCTCTTGCGCCGGTTTGAATCTTATTAACAATATTTGTGTTATCTATAGCTATCCACATTGGTGTGTTTTTTCCTACTGTGGAATCTCTAGTATCTACATAAGGGTTGCCGAACGCCACGCTGACCCATTCTTTCGACGAAGCCAATGTTCGCGAAGTCCATACTAAACCATCTGCAGACTGTGCTGCATAATTTGTAGGAACTGCTGACGGATCGTTGCCGATGTTGCGACCACCGGTATCGCCGATAGCAAAGAACACACCTTGTGCATAGCGAATCTTCTTCCAGTTGTGTGCAGTGCTTCCGTCTTGTGACGGCATAGTAGCAGGCAACCAGGCGCTGCCATCGAAACTATAAGCAACATCGCCTGTGCTGGATATTGCAACAAATCTGTCATTACCGTAGGCAACACTGACCCAATCTTTCTGTGAAGAGTCTGCAATCACGTCCATGATTTCACCGTTCCACGACCAAGTATTTAGAGTCGAGTTATATGTGCCTACTGCTACTGTGTTGCCACTGTTTGCTAAAACCACATATCTATTTTTTCCGTAAGCAGCATCTACCCATTGATTGAGTGTGGAGTCGCCGAAGGTAGGCAGTGTTGTAGTAGCCCAAGTAGTGCCATTCAAGCTGTAAGCAGCTGAATTAGAATTTGTCGCTACAGCAAGGAACAGGCCACCGCCGTAGATTGCAGAATTCCATTGACGAGATGCCGGCATCGATCTTGTGACCCAATTTATTCCGTCTAACGAACTTGCCGCTACCGCACTGCCAGTACGTATAGCTACAAATAAATGATTTCCTGCAGTCGGATATTGAACTCTACCTGCTGCTAGGCATTTCCAATCTCCGGAAGTAGGCATGTTGAAATCAGTCCAAGTAGTGCCGTTGTCACTGTAAAGAGCCGCACTGCCACCTGTTGAAACCATAACAAATCTTCCGCTGGCTGCTTCGTTGTCTTCGCCAGTGCCGTAGGTTTTTTGTTGTGCAGTTAATATTGAATTCGTACTATCGTCGCTGATAGAAGTTACTAAAATAAGCAAATCGTTGATTGGGGTTTCACCGCCTATGAGATCGCCGTCAATGGTTAACAACTGTCCAACTTCATATCCAGCGCCACCATTATTCACTGTTATGGTATAATTTCTGCCTTGTTTTACTACATTAAAGGTCGCTAATGCAGCTTCAATACCTATGGTAAAACCTGTGCCTGATTCGTTAACTGCTATGTTGGTATATGTTTCAGTGGTATCACCGTAGACAATTTCTGACCAGGTTGTGTTAACTGGTACTTCGACTTGCGTTGCAGAATATGCAGGTGCTGAAAATATTACTCTAGGTTCGATCCTATATACAGTATTTGTTAACAACGGCACAGTTGGTAATTTTCCAGGAACCACGTGATCCCATCCTGGCTGATCATCTGATTCTCTAGCCACTGTTACTACTTTAGTGACATTGTTGTAGGCTGTAATGTAACCGTACTGCCCGGTACCTGCACCACTGGTCAATATAATTCGCATGCCAAGATATTCAGCGATAGAATTTGCATCATTGGTCGCTATTGTAATAGTAGTAGCATCGCCTGTTTGAGCATTATTTTGCACAATGCTATATCCACCACCGCCGATGGCTTGTGCTATTTGACTGGTGCCGGCATTAGCATCTAACAGTCTTGCCTGGAATACAGCATCATCACGGAAATCTTCAAACACTACCTCAGCATTAACACCTGCTCCGACAAAGGCAGCGGTTGCGCTTGAATAATCTTGTCCTGCGTTAGTCCATTCTAAAATCTGTATTTCGTCAACGAAGTCTCCGGCAAATGCTGCTGCTACTATAGCCTGCTGTGCTCTGGTATAGTTTCTTGCAATTGCCGGCACTTCAGTAGCATCAATGCCATCTGCAATTGCTCCGTAGGTACCGTATG